CGCACCCGATCAGGTCGGGAGCCGTTGCGCGAACGAGCACGATTACACTCCGATCGCTCGATGTGAGGGGTGCAATGGGTAAGGGTCGGTTCGTTGCGTCGCCCTGGTCGCGCCCTGGTCGCTCGATTCTGTCGGAATTTGAGCAAAAGCGACGAAATCAGGCCAAGCCGCCAACTGTCGAGAACGGTCGAACCGGGCCGAAGCCCGCGCGGTTACTGGGTTTGCGGTGCCCGGAGCCATTCTCGACGGGTTGGGATCGGCGGCGAACGCCCAACTAGCAGCTCTAGCACCCCAAACGACCCAAACGACCCCAGGAGCCCACGCGCGCGCCCACGCAAAAACGGTCAATTCAAGGGGTGCAATGGGTAGGGGTCGGTTCTTAAAACGCCTTAAATCGCCTTACAGGCGGTCGATTCTGTCGGGATTAGGGCAAATGCCCCGGATCACCAGGGGATTAGCGACAACTGACGTATCGAGCGCGCCAGGTCGACCAGGGCCGAATAGTGGTCACCGTTGCCTCGGTTGCGCCCGACGACCTCGACCGGATAAGAAGCGCCCAGGCGACGAGCCCACGCGCGAACAATGCCGCGATACTTCGAGCCCCCGTAAACGAACACCGGGCCGGTGCTCGGATAGTTCGCCGGGGTTGCCTTCGTCAGTTCAGCGGCTCGGACCTTCGTCATGGGTCGCTCGTAGCACTCGATCACGTCGCCGCCATCGATCAGCCCATGCTCGGCCGACAGCACCAGGACGCGCCAGCCGCTCGCGGCAAACTTGCGAGCTACCGCAAACTGACGCGCCCGGTAGAGATCGAGGGCGCGGTGCGCGCCTTCTCTCTTGTCCCCGGTGCAACTCATAACTAACGTATTCACGGGGCCGAGTATGGGACATATCGCAGGCAAAGAAAAGCCGCCCTGGGGCGGCTCTTCTCGGGGTCGCTGGGGGTTAGGGCTCGGAGTCGCGCTCGATGTCGCGCTTGATCTTCTGCACCTCAAGCCAGGTCGCCAGGGCGGCACGCTTCAACGCCTCGCCCGACCCACGGCCGCCACGCATCGAGTACACGCCCGCGCATCTACGCATCGGGGCGTATGCCCGTGATCGTACGAATCGCGTCCTGTTCCGTCGCCGTAATCGCCCCTGGTCGCGCCTTATCCCCCGGCATATTTTCAAGGGCTCGCAATGCTAGAAGAAGGTCATGGGCAATAATCCAGGCTTGATAGATCGCCGCCGCCGCGTTGGGTTGCGACTCTTTGAGCCCCTCGACTACGTGCCAAAGGTCCGGGATGTTTACATCGTCAGGCGCTATCAATTCGCGATCAGCAATGAGTTCTTCGAACGGCCCAAGCCGGGGAGTCGCAAAACGATCAATCTTCAACGTTAGAATTTCCATCAATTAATAACCTCGCATTGTTGGTACTGGATCTCGGTATCTTTCGGCCCGAGCGTTGCCCGACGAATACAAACGCCGTCAACATAGAAGCGATACTCCCGCGAACCATCATCGAGAACCCGGTGCGTCGTCGTATGTTCGAGAAAGGGATGCGAGTTCTTCGCACTCGTCCCGACCATGACCAACACCGCGCCGGTCTCGCGCACTCCGTAGGACTTACTGCCCTTGTAAATGCACGCTTCTACATCGTTCCAAATAGGATATGAACTCATTTTTTAACCTCGCAATTAAGTACCCGCGAAGTATGCGACGAATCCCAGGCAAAGAAAAGCCGCCCGAGGGCGGCTATCTTTTACTACTAGGGACGGGGAAGGCTACGCGGCTACTTTGTCGAGAATGTCGCCCGCTTTCTTCTCTAGCTCCAGGCGTCGGTCCTGGTGCGTAACGTCACGCGCTACGGCCGTGATCGCTTGCGACATATCCCAGACATTCGACGCCGGGCGGCCCTCCTCCTCAACGTGACGCGCCATAGCAGCGCGACCCATGCGCGCCGACAGCCCCGCGCGCTTCGTTAAGAATTCTAGCCGTGCATCGTCATCGCGCGCGACTTCGGCGGCCTTTGCCGCTTCGACGCCCTCGATGAACGTTCGCGTCGAGCCGTTCGCGAAACTGGCTAATGCCGGTTGCGCCTCGGCGGCGAAACGATCGGGTGCGAACTTGGTGTGGCGAATCTTGATCTCGTGGAAATTCTCAACACCCCACAAGCACCGATTCGCACAAACTCCGCGCAGGTAGAACGCCGCAATGATTGCGGTACCCGCGCCCGTTTCGCTATTCGACACATAGAACCCACGAAACACCAGGTCAGGTTCGCCGTTAGGCAACCGACCGATCTCGATGGGGTTTCGATCATCGACCAGGAACATGAACACGTCATGGTCCGACGCGAATAGCGTCGTGGTCTCAAGCGTTACCGGCACGTCAGGATCGTATGTCGCCATCCCATTACCGTAGCCGGTCATCATTCCCGGAATTTTCCAGGCACCGCCGGATCGTTCGACTAGATCCATTACCGGTTTAATGATTTCCCAATCGTAAATCCGGCCATAGTCGGGGCCCGTCGCCGCACGGAGCTGCGCGGGTTTGCCTTCGACATGATTGACGTGATCGACAACCGCTGTCGCCGCCGAGTTATAAAGCTTCACCTGGTCCCGGCTACGGTTGTATCGCAAACCCCACTGCACACAATCAGCCGCCAGGGGTGCGGGTAGATCACGCAGATACGACGCAGGCGCGCCACTCAATTGTGAGAGTTGACCGAAACTCCAGTGAGTCGGTAACGCCTCGGTATCCTCATACCGGCCTTTGAAATTGACCGACACCGAACCGCGCGTGGGGTTGGCTTCGTCAACTTCTCCGACTACCTCAAGCTGGTGCGTATCCACAACAACGGACTGCATGGTGTTTGCCATGTTTCGCTTCGACGCGTAGAGCGATTCGAGCGACAGAAACTTCTCATCATCAGGGCGTTTCCACCACTGATCGCTAACCACTGTGCTACCGATCCCGGCAGCTACTGCATTGGTTTGGTAAGCCATAAAATTAACCTCGCAAATATACCGACCGAAAACCGGCCGGTTTCGAGGTTGATTGTACGCGCTTTTATAATGTTTTGGAAAGTTAAAAAAAGGGGGCACCTAAGCACCCCCTATCAAGGTCGGCAGGGACTATCCGGTTAACTTGCGCCAACTCTCACCTAGAGCTACTTCGATGAAATCGTCCGCAATCTTTTGCGACTCTTCGGCCGTTCGCGTGTTCGTATCGACCCCAGGAGCCCAGTCTTTCTGTTTTTTCAACTTGCCGTCGATCACCCTGTACGGGAAGTACATGCGTTTTCCCTTTCTACGGCTGACGATGCTCCAACCTGTTGGCTTACCGTTGCTCACGATGAGTTCGGTGCCCTCTTCAAAGTCCCCCTCGAAGTCGGCAAGTCTGCGGCGACCTCGCCACAAGCCAGTCAAAGCCTCCCCACTTGGTTTTTCCATTGCCCAATACATCCTATTTACCCCTCATGTACGTGATCCAAAAAAATCATTCTCTATAAGTCTGTTCCAAACCCAACTAACGTCGAACACTTGATCGTCATACTCAAATTCCATTGGGTATGCATCAAAATGCTTGAAATGATCCAACGCAAAATCCCGGAAGGCTTTATCTATTTCCGTCATATGCGAAGTCTCGCATATCTACTCTATAGGAGCAACGGCCTGGAAAAAATCGTTCCAGATAACCGGGTAATCGAACACGCCGCGCGGCTCCCCGCCCGCGATCCCCCGTTTAGAAATTCCGATGGCTTCACTGCCCGGAAATAGGAAAAGCGTTTTCCCTTTTGCACCGTCCCGCTTCACGGCGATCCAAACGCTCGCATGTTCATGACGAATCAGAAAGCTCACCTGGTGAGGACTTAAACGAACCGCATTCGCCGACGTGCATTTGAGTTCGATCAAGTGAATACGGCCTTGCTCGTCGCAAAGCATCACATCGGGGACGCCAGGTGCGGCCGCCGTTTCAATCCGAGTCGGTTGAATCTCCCGCTGGGTCGCTTTCAGACCCATCCGAACTTCCCGCCACAGTCTCGCTTCCGGCGTCAATCACTTCTCCCTCGATTATTTTTCCGCCCATTGTTTTCTTGAGATCAGCTAACGCCCGCTCAACTTCAGCCTTCGACATAGAATCGATGGAACCGACCCTTATCTCGCTTTTTGACACATAAAGCCCCGCCGCTTGCCCACGTAACCTTTCCGCCATAATTGCAGCGGTCCAGGCGTTCGAGGCCACGGCATCATCTCGGAGCCGTTGGAGATCGCGAATATGCCGACCATAATCAACGGCGTACTTTTCGTTAAGCTCTTCACGCTTACGCTTAACCGCCGCAACAACGTGCGGATTCAAACGCGGGTTCAATAATTCATAAGCCCGGGTATGTGATCCGCTATTTGCGTAGCCCGCAGCCGCTGCTATTTCGCGCAGAGTTAACTGGCCTTCTTTCGTACACACCAGGTCTACAAAATCGTTCTGCTTCTTAGTCAAACGGGTGAACTCCGTCTTACGCGGACGTCCGTTTTTCGGCTTCAATTCAACAACTTGGTCAGACATTTTGTTTACGAGTGAACTCCACAAAAGCGTTTTAGCACAAAATTCCTTATATAGACATATGAGACAAAACCAAAAAAAAATATTTAAGAATTTGAGGCCCTATAAGGTTAAACGTTGATTAACAACCCTGGTCCCGCCTATAAAATGACGGGACCATCTGCCGGGACCGATAAAACCCTTATGTTTACTGGCTTTCAGCCGATTTGGTCCCGCCGTCCCGCCGGTCCCGCCTTGTTTTACAAAAAAATTTATTTTTTTCATTTCCCAGGGAGGTATATATAGGGACGAAAGCGCCGGAACCCATGAATCATAAGGGATTATATGATATCCTCGCATGGATATCAGGAGAACTAGATGTTTTTATTACGCATACTGAAATGGTTCCATGAAAAGATGTATCCCACCCCGACAATAGACCCCGCCTTAGAAAAGCTCATCAAACAACAACGCCTAGATAGACAACGGCACGAAGCGGTCGAGGCTAATGGAAGTTAGTTTCACGGAAGCGTTAGAACTGACCCGCAGGGCGCGGTCCGTGATCCGTCCCCTTGTAGACGAGGCCCGTGGGGAGCTAGCTGGTCCTGACCCAGATGTACCGTGGTCGGCGGGCCTCTTTGCGACGGATCATATGGAGACGATCGAGGTGTGGAAGAACATACTTCAGCAATACACTATGATCGAAGCGCGGCTCGCGGGCCTTCAACTGCAGATCAAGCAACTGGCGGACCGTCCGGATTGAACACGCGTTCCATCCCGCGCCAGTAGCCTTCGCTAAAGCAATGGAAGGCACCCAGCGTGAGGATCGCGCGGTCTGAGTCGTCCTCGATGCCGAGTTTGTCCATGACCATTTCGAAATCTTCGAGGGTTTCGGCCCAGGTGGATTTTACTTCTTCAGTCATTTAGCTCTCCGTGGGTTGGAACGGGGGTATCTTCGTCGTGCCCGCACTCCGGGCACACACCGTCTTGTGACGCACCACAGTTACTGTAGCCGTCGCCCATGTCGTACTCGCAGTTTTTACAGGCCATTCACATTCCCCTCGATGATGCTGCGGTAAATATCCATTTCGCGGTTGAGCGGCTCGACCAGGTGGTGCAGATCGATTAGTTTTTCGAACGCGGCCTGTGCTTCTGGGCTCATGTCGTCGAATGGAAATCCGCCGATGTCGTTCCAGTAGACGTACTTTTCGTACTCGGGATCGTCGTTAATGTCAGTCATGCTTTTACCTTTAAGTCGTTCCTCACAAAAAACAGTGGATCGTCGGTCCACACCACCCACTCGGCTTCATTTTCATCGACCAGGATAGACGCGTGGAACCCCCGCGCAACGCAAGCTTGTTGCATGACGAGGGCTGCCAAGTAAGAGTCGTTTTCCGGCCAGTGCAGGAAACCCGACCCCATGAGGTGTTCGTTCTCGGGAGAGTCGTGGATTCCAAAGCGTCCCGGCTGTTCCTCAACGAAGGACGCACAGCTCGTGTGAGAAAGATAAGAAATTTGATTCGTCGTGAAGGCCAGTTCAACTTTTGTGGCTTCGGTCATGCTTTCACCTTGTGGTCTCGTTCTAAAACGTAATCGTGTGTCACTGTGCCGAGTTTCGCGTCCCCTCGTTGGTGCTCTGAGACGCGTATGACCCGGACCGGGACGCCGTTCTTGCGGATCACGCGGTTGTGGGCGCGGACCCAGTGCCGTCTGACGCCCAGCGGGGACGCCCGGTGGAACTTTTTAAGCGCCAGCTCGACGCCCTTTTCTTTGGGCAAGTTGATCTGGATTTCGCTATGCGAATTAAACGGAGCGTCGGGTTCTACCCGGACGCGCTGGCCCGTCTTGCCTGGTTCGGCCCCATCGACGATCCAATCGAAATTGAGGGTCGAGAGAAGGCACAGGATTTGTAGTCCCAAGTTATACC